CTGATAAAGAAGGTTCTTCTAAGCCGTACAACATGATCAACAGCCCATCCCACTACAACGATTTCTCTATCGAAACGTGGGACATGATGCTGCGTATATGGGGTGATGAGGCATTCATAACGTTCTGCGAGATCAACGCTTTCAAGTACAAGATGCGTGCAGGATCTAAGCCTCATGAGTCCGCAGATCAGGATCTGAAGAAGGCCAACTGGTACCTAAACAAGGCAAGGGAATTAAAAGATAAATCACCGAAATGGTAACAATCTTCAAGGACTTATATCAGAAAGACAGTCCCCATCACATTGACGTTAAGACTGCGATCAAGCGCATCAAGACAGGGGCGTCTAAGGACAGAGTACAAGCCGTAAGGGCAGGCGACTCAAACGCAAAACTTAAATTACCAGCAATACTTTTCAGCGGTGTATTCTCTACTCGGAGTGATGCTGCTCTTCTTGAGCACAGTGGTCTTATCGTTCTTGACTTTGATAACGTCGATGTTCACGATTCTAAGGGAATCATTGGCACTGATCCTTACGTATTCGCTTGCTGGGTTTCGCCTAGCGGCAAAGGGATTAAGGCGCTAATCAAGATAACCAACCCAGAGAAGCATAGAGACCATTTCAGAGCCATCTCAGCGTACTTCGACAAGAACTACGGGTTGAGGGCCGACGAGACTGGGATCAACGAATCAAGGGCTTGTTTTGAGTCTTACGACGAAGACATCGTATTCAACGAGGACAGCCAGCCGTTCGGCGGATTCTTAACTGAGAAGCAGTTAGATCAGCAGGTAGTCGTTAACAAGAACGAAGGATATACAGATTACATAAAGTTAAACCTGGCTGCCATGATGATTCGTCAGGCACCAGATGGTGAGAAGCACGCAACGCTTCTTCGTGCAGCCCGACTGTGCGGTGGTTACATCGCGTCAGGGAGGATGGAGGAGGAAGAGGTTGTCAGGATCTTGGTGAGGGAGATAGAGAAGAAGGACGTTGACTCTATTACCCATGCCATCAACACCATACGTGACGGCATCGAGGACGGTAAGAAGACACCCATATCAGACATCATCAGCGACGAGAAGGCCATCAAGCGTCAGATGAGGATCAACGATGGGGACATGTCATTCATCTCCTCAGACGACATGGACTACAAGTTGATCTCCGACTTCGCAGAAGGTAACATCCAGCTTGGGCTTGATACTGGTGACGACAAGTTCGACAGGTACTTCAGGTACAAGAGAGAGTTTGTGATCATCAATGGGCACAGCAACGTAGGCAAGACCACCATGGCGTTATACATGATGGTGAATGCTGCCGTAAGACATGGATGGAAGTGGTTCGTGTACTCTTCTGAGAACACCACATGGAGCGTCAAGATGACGATCATGGAGTTTGCTACGAACATGAGGATAAATGAAATGAATTACGATCAGAGGAAGGTGGCCTACAAGTGGGTCAACGACCACTTCGTAGTCATAAACAACACTCAGGTGTACAGCTACTCCGATCTGATCCTGTTCATGGAGAAGACGATGAATCACAGGAAGCTTGACGCAGCGTTCATAGACCCATACAACAGCCTAAGGATAGACCTGAAGGCCAACGGTATTGGTGTGCATGACTACCACTATGAGGCGGCATCTGAGTTCCTTACGTTCAGCAAGGCGAATGATGTAGCTGTTTGGTTGAACATGCACGCAGTCACCGAGGCTCAGCGTAGGAAAGGTGACGATGGACTGCCTATTGCCCCATTTGCAGAGGATACCGAAGGAGGAGGTAAGTTCGTAAACAGGTCAGACTGCTTCATAACCATCCACAGAAAGATTCAGTCCCCCGATCCCAACGGGAGAAAAACAACAGAAATCCACGTAAGGAAGGTGAGGGAGGTGAAGACTGGCGGGTCACCAACACCTATCGACGATCCGTTCATGCTTGTTATAAATTCCTCATACACAGCATTTAGGTCTGTAGAAACCTCGAAAGAGTTGTTCAATCCGATTACTAAAACTTTTGAGGTCTACGAAGATTTTAACAAAATGAAACCAAACGATATGTTTCTGCATAATTGACATAACTTAGGGGTATGCGTAGAAGAAGAACTGGAACGCAACCAAGAAAGACCCCTAGAAAAAGAGTTTTAGGCAGGTACAAGTCATCTCTTGAAAAGTATTGCGCTGACATGCTTGTGATGAACAACATATCATTCATGTACGAAGAGATAGACTACACGTTGCAAGATTCGTTTGTGTACAACGGAGTGTACATGAAGATGACAAAACAGAGCAAAGAGCTTTCCGACAGAACAAATAAAGTCGTATTAAGGATAGGATACACGCCAGACTTTGTTGGAAAAGATCACAATTTTATCATAGAAACGAAGGGATTTACACCAAGTCAGCATACCTTTCCGCTCAGATGGAAACTGTTCTTGAAGATGTTGCACGAAAAGGGCGGCCAAATGCCAGCTCTATTTATGCCAAAGAACAAGCAACAGGTAGACGAGACTATTGAAGAAATCTTAAGACTGATAAAAGATGGAAAGATCTGAGTTATCCAGAATGTATTTTGTTGCATGCAATAGAATATCGCAAGCCAGTACAGAGTTGTACGAAAGAATTCATACCAACGGAGGAAAGGCCTTGGATGAAGTAGAAAGCGTCCTGTCTGAAGTAAAGAAGTTTCAGAGACAAGTGATCGAAGAGGTTGATCTCATCAGGCAGGCCGTAAAAGAATACAACAAGTAATGGCCGTAAGCAAGAGCAGGTATGCTTATTCGATGGCCAAAAAGGCTAACTCAGAATATAGATTCGAGTGCAGCGCAAAGGGTCTTGGCTTTGACGTGCTGAAATCAAACAGCCATGACGATATGTTCCTTCATATAGATTTCTACATATCATATGACGGGGCTGGTCCGTGGGGGGTAGATGTAAAGAGAGAATCTACTTCTGACGAGATCTGGTGTGAGTTTAAAAACGTCAGGGGTGATGATGGATGGATGTACGGTAAGGCCAAGATTATAGCCTACGATATGCCAGAGTTAAGTGGTTTTGTGATCGTTGACAGAACTGATCTTATGTCGTGGTGTGAGGACAACATACCACACGAATATGTCGTCAGCAAGCACGATGCGTACAAAAAAAGATACACCCGAGAAGGCAGAAAAGACGAAATAACTAGGATAACTTTAGTTGATATAAGTTCATTATCAACCTATAGGGTATGGCCATATGCCACCCAAAGTTGACCTATATTTGCAGCCTTTCTCACCCAATTTTCTTACATGAAAACACATGATCCTTCAAGCATTGCTTGGGGCGAGGTAGGTTACCCCGTCTTCAAGCGAACCTATTCGCGGCCTATGGGCAACGGAAAAACAGAAGAGTGGATAGACACTGTAAACAGAGTCGTAAAGTCTTGCAACGATCAACTTGGTTGTGGCTTTACAGAAGCTGAGCAGGAGGAGTTCAGAAACATTATGCTGTCTCTCAAGGGCACTGTGGCAGGACGATTCTTGTGGCAGCTTGGTACTGAGACCGTGGATCGTCTTGGACTTCCATCGCTTCAGAACTGCGCCTTCGTAGTTGTAGACAAGCCTATCAGACCATTCACTTGGGCGTTCGAGATGCTCATGTTGGGTAGTGGTGTTGGGTTCAACATCCAGAGAGAGAACGTAGATGAACTCCCTCGTCCATGGGCAAATGTCAAGATTGAAAGGCTGGATCAGAACGATGCAGACTTCATCGTTCCCGACAGCAGAGAGGGATGGGTGGAGTTGCTCAGACGTGTCCTTGAGGCATCGTTCGTTACTGGAAAGGGCTTCACCTTCGCTACACATCTCATCAGAGCCAAGGGCACGCCAATCAAGGGATTCGGTGGTACGGCATCAGGCCCAGAGGATTTGGTATGGGGGATGATGGAGATAAACAAAATCCTAAACTCCAAGAATGGTCAGTTCCTTAAGCCAGTAGACTGCCTCGACATCATGAACATCATTGGCCGTATCGTGGTAGCTGGTAATGTGAGACGTTCAGCGCAGATCGCCATCGGTGATGCAGACGATGTAGAGTATCTGAACGCTAAGCGTTGGGATCTTGGTAACGTTCCTAACTGGAGAGCGATGTCAAACAACAGCGTTGTGTGTGGAAACATAGACCAAGTTCATGAGTCGTTCTGGGAAGGATACAATGGGAATGGAGAGCCATACGGCATCATCAACTTAACTGCCTCACGTAAGATGGGGCGCACTGGTGAGACCCAGTACCCTGACCCAGACGTACAAGGATTCAACCCATGTGCAGAGCAAAGCCTTGCTAACTTTGAGACATGCTGCTTGGCCGAGATCTACCTGCCAAACATAGAGTCCTACGAAGAGCTGAAGAAGGTTGCAACGTACTTGTATAGAATCAACAAGCACAGCCTTGCTATCAAGTGCGCCATCAAGGAGACGGAGCATATCGTACACAAGAACATGCGTATGGGTATTGGTGTCACTGGTTACCTTCAGGCTACTGAGGAGCAGCGTTCATGGCTTGATCTGTGCTACACCTACCTCAGAAGCTATGACAACGAATACTCTAGGCTTGCTGGTTTCCCCAAGAGCATCAAGCTCACCACAGTGAAACCATCTGGAACACTTAGCCTTCTTGCTGGAGTCACCCCAGGTGCTCACCCAGCATACAGCCAGTTCTACATCCGCAGAATCCGTATGGCCTCTGAGAGTGAGCTGGTGGCAGTTGCCAAAGAGAAAGGGTACCACGTAGAGTATGTCCGCAACTTCGACGGAACACTTGACAGGGGAACTAGCGTTGTAAGCTTCCCTTGCAAGTTTCCCCAAGGGACAACTTTGGCAAAGGACATGACGGCTATTGACCAGCTGGAAGTTATCAAGCGATTGCAAAAAGAATGGTCTGATAATGCTGTTTCTGTAACCATCTACTACAGACTGCATGAGTTAGACGATATCAAGATGTGGCTGAAGAACAACCTGCATATTGTGAAGTCAGTCTCTTTCTTGCTGCATTCTGATCACGGGTTTGATCAAGCTCCTCTGGAGGAAATCGACGAGGCTACATACCTCGAAATGAGTTCCAAGGTTGAACCAATCACCAGCATTGCAAGCATCGGATTTGAAGATGTGGACATGGCTGAGTGTGACTCAGGAGCATGCCCAGTAAGATGAAGCACATATCTCAGTGCTGGATAAGTCAGCTATATTATTTCGGAAAACAGGAAAGGGGCGAAAGCCCCTTTCTTTTTGCCCTTAGGTTACATGACGGGCGTATGTATAGTTTGAGTATGTGGCTATTTTCTTTTTACTGGCTTGACCTTTCTCCCCATGCCAACGACAGACTTCTCTGCTTTCTTAGCTGCCAGCTTGGATGGGCTCATCTCCTTCTTTGTGACTGGGGTTTTTGAAGACACTCTCTTGGTAGGTCTGCAATACTCGTTTGATCCACCAGCCCCGCATGCCTTTCCAGTCTTTGTGTCAACCCACTTCTCCTTCTCCCATCTCTTCAGGTTTGCGCCAGCCTCTGTCTTCCTGACATCACCAGACGCCTTCCTGCATTTAGCCACGGCCTGAGCAGCCCTTGCGGACCACTTGCCGTAGCTCTGCATTACCTTGTTGTAACAGGCGTCTTTTGGCTTGTTCATTGTCTTATCTGTCTTATGATCTCCATGGTGTCTTCTGGCTTTCTTGCTGGATGCTGTGGTACTTGAGCCCATCCGCAATCGCAACTTTTACCATAGACTATCAAAAACAAATTTAAGTCACTTGACGTTACGTTGTAATCTAGGTCCAGATCACCCTCTGTACATCCCTGACAGTTGTAATAGGACAGAAGATAAAGAAGATCGCTTGTTCCTCTAAAGCAATCACCGTCAAAATCACCAAAGCAAAACACCTCGTCGGAAAACAGTTCTGATCTTTGGTACTCAAGCATGGCGTGCATTCTGTCTATCTGACCAGGGGTAAACACGTCTCTGCACTCTTCTGGACAGTAGTCCATGTGATTATTCGCTTGAAACTGCACCCCCCAGTATGTTGTTTCTGGACAGTAGTACCCAGGAACCCCAGGGCACCCTTGGCTCATTTTGGCAGGGGGAGTGTCGCATACATAGTCTCCTGTAAATTCACAATCTCCTAGATTCTGACCACAACTTGAAACTACATCACTTCCATCTCTAAACACATGATGAAGCCCACAGTAATGACCCATTTCGTGTGTAAGTGTCTCGTTCTCAAATCTAAATGTTAGATGCGGTCCATACGTTCCAAATACCTCTGTCTCAACCCACACTCCATCAAGTTTTGACCAAGGATAATACGTAACCCACGCGAACCCAAGAATAGATGAGCAGAAATCTGGGGCCACATAGACATTGCAATACTCAGCCGTATTCCATGACACCAAATCAGTCCATTGCGCCATTTGGGTTCCATAGTTAGGGAAACAGACTCCACCATTCTGTCTATATGACGTTGCCCATGAAAAAGATCCAAGGTGAGTGTAGGTAACATCAACAAGTTCAAACGATATGTTAGTTCCCTCGAAGTCTACGTTTAGCTGCTCAAACGCATCTATGATTATATCAAGTCCTATATTGCTGTTTGGGAAATGCTGGTTGTCATGAAGTATATGAACAACACATTTGATTTCCTTTTCAGAATTGCTTCTGTTAGAAAACGACAGACCCATCGGGAGGGGATTTTCACTTGACCCCATAACGGCACATTCCTCCTGCGCCAATGACGGCGACACGCAAAAGGACAGGAACATGCACATGACTGCTACGCCAGCTAAGTACCAAGCCGATCTGTAAGTAATTACGTCTCTCATCTTTTATTAAGTTTTATTTTCTCGTATGATCTTCCAGCAAAGTATGCGGTGAAAGCAGTTGTCATGAGCACACTAAAAACATCGACGTAATTTTCGTTTATGTTAAATGCCACATTTTCAATGCTATCCATTACTACAAATATAGTAAAAGAAAGTATTAGGTACATTAAAATCATCGGTCTTATGTTCTTTGAGAGCCACGAGTCAGACATCATGTCTGATTTCCATCTTTCAGTAACGTTGTCTTGAGCATTAGCCTCGTACTCCATAAGCATCTTCTCGAACTCCATCTTCTCCTGAGCCGTCATGTTTGGCTCAAGATCGATTAGTCTTTTGACTACGCCAAGTGCTCCTTGGTCTGGCAACAGG